ACCGGCTGTTTGAGTTCGCCATGGCTGTCAAATCCATCTTCTTCAAGACGGCTGAGACGGCGGCCACGGTCACTAGCGAAACCACCCAGACCACGGCTGTGGTCGCAGGCTCCACGGCTCGTGCCAGTGCGAAGGCCGCAGAGGGCATCGCGGGCATCTTCGCAGCTCTCGGCCCATGGGCCTTCCCCGTCGCAGCTGCTGCTGTCGCCTTCATGGTAGGCGTTGGAGTTAAGGGCCTGAGCGGCGGTGGCTCTCAGAAGGGGGTCACTGACGCTGAGGATCGCCAGAAGGCTCAGGGTGCCGGGTCTGTGCTGGGCGATCCCACAGCCAAGTCTGAGAGCATCCAGCGAGCCCTGGACGCCGTGTCCAAGAACACAAACAAGGAGCTTGAATACAGCAATGGCATGCTGAAGGCCCTGCGGTCTATCGACACGCAGATCAGCTCCCTGGCCGCCTTGATCGCTCGCCAGCTCCAAATACCTGGCGGTGCGTTTGACACCTCAGACCTCAATCTCGGCACCACACGCCAAGGACCCGGCACCTTTACCAAGATTGCCAACCCGTTCTCGGTGCTGTTACCTGGGCTGTTTGGCACCACCAAGAAGACCACGCTACAAGATCAAGGGATTGACTTCAACTCCGGCACGTTGTCGGACATCTTGGCCAATGGCGTCTCTGGGAACACTTACCAGCAGATCGCCACCCAGACCAAGAAGAAAGCCTTTGGGATCACCTACAGCAACAAGACCAAGGTCAGCACCCTCACTGATACCCTGGACGGCGACCTGAAGGACCAGATCACGGACGTCATCAGCAGCCTGCGCGGCGGGGTCCTGGAGGCTGCCAAGGTCCTGGGTCTGGAGGGAGCCCAGAGCTTGATCGACGCCATGACCCTGAACCTGGGCAAGCTGTCGTTCAAGGACATGACCGGAGAGGAGATTGAGGAAGCCCTAGCCTCGGTGTTCAGCAAGGCGGCCGACGACATGGCCACCACGGCTGCGCCGTTCATCACGGAGCTGCAGAAGGTCGGTGAGGGAGCGTTTGAGACCCTCACCAGGGTGGCACGCGAATACCAGGTGCTTGACATCACGCTGTCCGCCATCGGCAAGACGTTCGGCGCTGTGGGTGTCTCCTCCCTGAAGGCGCGTCAGTATCTGATCGACCTCGCCGGTGGCATGGACGAACTCGTCAGCATGACGCAGGAGTTCGGTGAGAGCTTCCTCAGCGTTGATGAGCGCATGAAGCCGGTGATCACGGCTGTGTATACCGAGCTGGGCAAGCTCGGATACGGCACTATCAAGACCAAGGAGGAATTCAAGAAGCTGGTTCTTGGTCTGGACCTGACCACGGAGAAGGGAGCTGAGACCTATGCTCAACTGCTGAAGATCGCCCCGGCGTTCTCCTCTGTTGTGGATTACATGGCCAGTCTCTCTGAGGAGAGCGACAAGGTTACGGACGCCAGGGATCGGCTACAGGAAGCCTACGAGCGTGAGGCTGACGCCATCACGGCGGTCAAAGAGAAGTTTGAAGGCTTTGTGGAGACCCTGAAGGCGTTCCGCCAGACCCTTGAAACTGGACCGTCCGCGCTGCTGACGCCTGAGGAACGCTACAAGCGCTCCAAGTCTCTGTTCGAGACCACCAGTGCTAAGGCGCTCACTGGCGATGAGAAGGCCTTGGCTGATCTTCAGCAGGTCGGCCAGGACTATCTGGACGCCAGCAAGGATTACTATGCTAGCAGCGAGCAGTACTTCAAGGACCTGGAACAGGTCAAGAATGCTGTGGACCAGGCCACGCAATTCGCTCAAACCCAGGTGGACACAGCCACTCAGCAACTCGCCGCGCTCAACAAGCAGGTCGAAGGTCTGCTGACGGTCAATCAATCCGTGTTGAGCGTCCGCGACGCCATTGCGTCTCTGGCTTCGGCGACCGCAGCTCAAGCGGCGGCGCAGGCTGCCGCTACTCAGGCGGCCGAAGCGGCGCGAGCCGCAGCCGAAGCTGCAGCGCTGGCCGCCCAGCAGAAGCCTGCTGACCCTGCTCCGGCCACGACGACGCCTGCCACCGCGACTGGTCCGCAGACGGCCGGGAGCTACAGTGGCTATGTCCAGGGCAATGCTGATCTGGCTTCGTACTATGAAGCCAACAAGTCGCAGCTCGGGATGTCGCTGGAGCAATACGGCAAGTTCCATTGGAACCACTTCGGCTCCAACGAGGACCGGAGCGTGGTGCCGTTCGCTCTGGGCAGCGCCTTCGACGGCGGCTCCATTGTCAAGACCCGGACGCAGTTCAACATCGGTGAGATGGGCGAGGCTGACCCGGAGGCCATCATGCCGCTCACCCGCACATCCTCGGGCCATCTCGGTGTCCGAGCTGTGTCCTCGCGCAATTCTGGTGGCCAGGCGATGGACCCGGAGGTGAAGCAGCTCCTGACCGAACTGCTGGCTGCTCAGAAGGGGGCGGCTTTGCTGGGCGTCGAAGCCAGCAACCGAGATGCCAAGAAGTCGGACGAGCTGAACCGCACGCTCCAGGATATCAAGCGGGTGCTGCGTAACAACAAGGCTGCGTGATGATCCTCGCCGAGATTGACGCCATCATCGATCCTCTGGGCACTCTGAAGACGTTCTATGTCAGCAATGGCAGCTACGCCACTGAGCCCTCTGACACACCTGGATCGGTTGCGTTCACCAACGCCCTGGATGATCCTGGAGACATCACGCGCAGCGTGTACGGGTCCACGCGAGCTGGTGGGACTGGCGATCTCGACATTGGTGCGTTGAGCCTGAAGAATGATGGGCGCTTTGACAGCTGGATCAACTACGGCTGGGATGGCCAGCGCATCCTGCTGCGTCGCTATGTGAAGGGCCTGCCTTACGCGTCAATGCCGATCCTGTACTCAGGCACCACTGATGGACCGCCGCAGGTGGACCGTAAGAAGGTGACCATGCGCCTGCGCGATCTACAGCAGGTCTTGGAAGTGCCGGTCTGCACCAATCCCTATCGCGGTGACAACGCGCTTCCAGCTGGCATTGAGGGCACAGCCAACGACATCAAAGGCAAGATGAAGCCGCGCCTGTTCGGAACCGTGTACCAGGTCCCGGCTGATTGCGTGAACACAGACGTTGAAGTGTACCGTGTCAACGACGGCGCTGTGTACGACATCGCAGCTGTGTACGACAAGGGCTCGCCGCTCACGCGTGGTTCAGACTATGCCACGAGCGCCCTACTCCTGGCCGCCCCATATACTCCAGGTTACTACCAGACGTGTCTGGCTGAAGGCCTGTTCAAGCTCAGCGCCACACCGCAGGGTGTGCTGACGGCTGATGTGATTGAAGGGTCCACGGTCGCATCCCGCACGGTCGCCCAGGTCACCAAACGGCTCTGCGCACTGGCTGGGGTGACGTTGTTTGAGGAAACCTCGTTCACAGCCCTGGATACTGAGGTGCCTGCTCAGGTGGGCATCCACATCAACGATAACTCGACTGTGCGCTCAGCGATCAACCAGGTGCTTCAGAGCGTCGGCGCGTTCGCGATCTTCAACAACGATGGAGCCATGAAGGTGGGGCGGCTTCATGAGCCCACCGCCACGCCGGTTCTGACCATCACCAACAGCCGGGTCAAGGAGCTGGAGCGCATCACCCCGGCTGACGGGGATCGGCCGCTGTGGCGTGCCACAACCAACTATTGCAAGCTGTATACGCAGCACACGCTCGCCACGCTCGCAGGCTCGCTGACGGCGGCGCGCAAGGCTTATCTCACGAGGGAGCGTCGATCTGCGCAACCGGCGTCCAACGCAGCGATCAAGACGCAGTATCGTCTGGCAGACGACTACCAGCTGGACACGCTGCTGATCAACGAGGCTGATGCTCGGACGCAAGCCTTGCGGGACTTCGATCTGTATTCGCGCCACCGTGACATGTATGAGGTCACCATCGACGCCTCTGTGCTGGGCACCACTCAATTAAATGATGTTGTCAGTGTACAATATCCGAGGTACGGATTGGACGATGGCAAGTTGTTTGTGGTGCTGGGTGTGTCGCTTCAGCTGTACACCAACGACGTAGTTCTCACGATCTGGGGCTGAGCATGGTCAACCAAACTGAAGAAGTCCTGATTGCTTATGACAATTTGGTTGACAATGCTACGTTGTCTGGCGGCTCCTGGACGTCCACGCTGCCGTTGAGCAATCTCCAAGTGCGAGAGCTTGAGCAGGTGGCCCGCTCTACTAGTCTCAATCCTGACCACACCAAGTTCGTGGCTCAGTATCCTGACGACAATCTCATCTCCAACATCGCCTTGGCCAACCATAACATGAGTTTGTCGGCGCAGTACAGGGTGCGCTACACTGATGATCCGACGCTGACCACATTCGACTATGACAGCGGATGGATGGACGTATGGCCAGCGCCCTTCGACTCATACGATCTTGATTGGGGCTCTCCCAACTGGTGGTCTGGCCGCTACCTGGAGCGTGACCGGAAGGCTTACGTCTGGACGCTGATCCACAATCTGCCAGCTGCTGTGCGACCTTTGTATTGGCTGTTCGAATTCAACGATCAAGAGAACGTCAAGCCGTACATCCAGATCGGTCGCCTGTTCCAAGCACCGTCCTGGCAGCCCCAATACAACATGGACTTTGGCGCGGTCATCCAGCTGGAGACGACTGCTGAGGTGTCTCTGGCTCACTCTGGCGCTGAGTTCTTCAACGAGGGCATCACATACCGAGTCACCCGCTTCGTCACGCGTGGTATGACTGAGGATGAAGCAATGTCCAAGGCCTTTGAAATTCAGCGGCTGTCGGGTATCGACAAGGAAGTCGTGTTCATGTGGAACCCCACCGACACCCGGCACGCCATCCGTCGCCAGTATCTGGGACGCCTGCGCAAGCTGGAGGCGTTGGAGTTCCCGCAAGCCTACGTTGATGGACAACAGGCCGTTCAAACCGCCTGGGAAGTGAAGGAGTCAGTGCCTTGACCGTCAACACGGTTACAATCTCCTCAGACATCGGCGGCGACAACAACACATACAGTGATGGCGTATACGCCTCCAGCTCTCCGGTTCGGGGCATGGATGGCGGTGGGCATCGCCTGTGGTTCATTCCGCTCATCACCGTGCTGGTGGGCGTAGCGAATTGGGTCAAGGGCAAAGCCGTGGAAATCCAGGGCTACGCCGCGTCAGCAGTCAATGCTCCAGGAACCTCCGCCACCTCAACCTCCACCATTGCTATTCCGGCCTCGGTGCCAACTGACATCAGTCTCGCGTTGTTGCAGGCTGGGAAGGCCTTCACCAAGGGACAAACGGTCTGCGTGGCGTATGACACGGACCCCACCGTTCAGATGGTCGGACCCATCCTGGCCTTCGATGCTACAGCCAAGACGATGACCGTTCGCGTGCTGCTGAAGTCTGGCAGCGGCTCCCAGGCCCTTTGGAACATATCTGTCGCCGCACCAATCGACGCCTCGCTAACCGGCCGCATGGTCGCGCTCGAAACTGAGCTGGCCCGTCTGAAGTCGCGCAGTCGTTTCTACAACCGGGAGCTTCGCTAAATGGCTGACACAATCAACGCCCCGGTTCGCCTGACCGGCACCACCTCTCTGACGGATATCGGCAACGAGGTGCCGACTGGCAAGGTGCGCAGCGTGGACCTCCGGTGCGCCAACATCACCACGTCCGACGTGTACGTGGACGTGTATCTGGTGGACACCGCCAATCCCTCCAACAACCACTACCGGTGCCGCAACTACCCTGTGACCTATCTTCAGACCGGAGGTGCGCCCGACCTGGAGTCAGGACTGCTGCTGACGGCGGGCTGGAAAGTCCAGGTGCGTGCATCGGCCAACAGTGCTGCGGACTTCAGCCTAACCAGCGTGGACGACGATGCCTAAGAACAACCGCTACATCGGCGGCATTACCTCGAACACGGACGGTACGCCTGTACAGGCCGAAGCCATCGCGCTGTTTGCGCGTATGACTACTCCGCCTCCAAACGAATATCGTAACGCCATGAACAAGGCGATCTACCGCTGGAAAGCGGCCGGGCTATGGGTATTGATCAAGGGTCTGTGGGTTACATGCGCCCATACATACAACGCCTCGCTGCTAAGCGTCATCGGCGACACGGCGCGAGATGCTGTGATTGTAGGTTCTCAGCCCCCCTTCGTGGCGCTCAAGGGCTTTACTGGATTTGACGCCACGCATCGGATCAAGTTTCCGATCACGGCGACGATCCTGGATAACAATTACCAAACTTGTACCTTTCTGGCAGCAAAAATGTCCCATTTTTATGGAGACGCAGATGGAGCACCAGAAACGGGTGACGAGTTCGCAGCCACCAGTCTCATAACCTGCGATGCGGGGTCCAGCTATCAAATCCCCGGCGTGTGGGAGACCACCCTTCAGGGCGGCAATGGACAAATCCTTCCTGGCGTCCGCTTTGCAGGCGGTACCTTCCTCTCCGCCACACAAATCATCCTCGGTAGTCGTTACATAGATGCCTTCATGCCCGGCGGCGTTGGGCGTCTTGGATCGGCCTCATTCTCTGCCCCAAGCTCCAACTACATCACCTCGTCAGATAGCAAGAACGCTCTGAATGCAGGGAGGCTCTGTGCGTATGGCTTCCTCAGTTACACGGCAACGGCGGTCCAAGGAGCCAAGTTCCTGGCCATTCTGTCCAATCTGATCGACGAATTGGGAGCGTTTGACTGATGGCACTCTGGTACAAGCTTGGCCAAGAACCGGGGCCTCTGCCCGGCTTTGCCATCAGCGAGGATGGCAGCGTGTGGTCGCATCTGGATCAGAACCCTGAGGGGATTGAAGCCTGCGGTCTGATCGAGGCTCCGCCGATCCCGTCCCATGATCCTGCCACTCAAGAGGTGAAGTGGAACGGCACGGACGGCTGGGACGTCATCACACTGCCTGCCGCGTCCGTCACCCGGCTCCAGGCCAAGGAGGTGTTGCGTCGCCATGGACTGCTGACTGCAGTGACGTCCTTTGTCAACAGCGCTGATGATGACGGCGAGCTGGCGCTGTGGTGGGCTGATGCTCCCGACTTCCACCGCACCAGTCCCTTGTTCGCCAAGGTGGCCGCAGGCCTGGGCATCACTGAAGCTCAAATCGATGCGATGTGGGCTGAGGCGCAAGCTATCTAATCGTTGCGAATGGGGAATGTTTCGTGTACGATGGCGTTGCCCTGGCTACTAGGTTCGCACTAGGTTCTGGCCCTCATCTGAAGCTACCGCAGGCTGCAAAGGGTGCCAGTTGAGTGACGCACTTCATCATTGTGGCCTTGCTGGGGTTGTCGGGGGCCTTCGTCAACGCCGCCACGCGTCTCAGCGCAGCGTTGTACGCAGACGATACGCCCACATCGCGCCAGTTGGCACGAGCCTGGGTTCAGTTCTGGGTGTCTATGTTCTTCGGTCCAGTGGCTGCCATGGCGTTCGCACCGTGGCTGGCCGAGCTTTTCCCTCACGTCAAGGTGTACCCGGCAGCTGTGGCGGTCGGATTGATGGCGAACGTTCTGTGGCCAGTAATCGTTGAAGGTGTGGTGCCTGCCTTTAAGAAGGCACTCGGAGGATGGCTGTCCGACCTAGGGGCGTCGTTGAGCCAAGGAGCAGATGACTGATGAACTTCCCGTTGATCCTGACCGTTGTTGCCGCTACGGCTGTGCTCTGGTCGGCCTTCTGTGTGGGCCTCCTGGAGATCATGGCTGGACCCGAGCGCATAAACTACCCGACAATGCGCCTGCACGTGCGCCTGGCTATGTTCGCATGGTCGGTGTTCCTAGCCTACCGTGGCCTGGAGATGTTCTCTCTGGCCAACCAATCAACGCCGGTATACGTCACGGCCGGGGCGCTGTGCGTTTCCATCGCCATGGCTGTAGCGCAAACCGCACTGCTTGAGCACCACCTCCGGTCCAGGCTGCCGGCACAAACCCACAAGCGCATTCAGACTATCATGGACCTCGCCCGCTGTCGACGCGGCCAGGTGGAGCGCAGGGGTCTCAGGGTGATAGTCAGATGAACGAGCTTCCTCCTGGGCTTGATCTTCAAGACCCACTACCGGAACCCAACATGGGCTGGAGGCGGTTCGGGGCCTTCCTGGTCTGCCTCTGCGTCAACGTGTTCATCGGCGTCCTCATCTGGTTCAAGCTGCCGGACAAGGACGCCCTCACGCTCTGCTTCTGGCTACTGCTGAGCCAAGCCTTCGTGCTCTTGTTGTACTTCGGTGGGGCCAACTCAGTGGACCTTGCGCGGGTGATCCAGGCCGGATCGGTCTTCAAGCAGATCATCCCACACTTCGGTCCCAAGGCCGTTGCCCCCACCGAACCTCAGCCGGTGGGACCAGAGGCGGCCGAGCTGCCGGAGAGCCAGAGGCTGCCTTGATCGATCCTGAGCGCATACGTGCGCAGGTCAAGGAAGTCCAGGCTGTCCTGGATCGCATCCTAGGCGAGCTAGAGTCTGGAGCGCCACCCGCTCCTGTGCCTCCGGCTGCGACGCCACCTCCGGCTGCCCCTACGGCCACCGCTGGCTTGCAGAACCCTGACGGCTTCTTCGCATCTGTGGATGCGACGCTGTTTGGGGTCCTGACCCGCGCCCAAATCGACGGGATGCGTTGCATGCTGGCTGCTGGAGCTGGGGTGCTCCCGCTGACCTGGATGGCCTACGTCCTGGCCACAGCCTACCATGAGACCGGCATGACCATGCAGCCGGTGCATGAGAAGGGCATGGGGGACCGCGACCACAATGGTGTGGATGACTGGTTTGAGAAGTATGGCCGGGGCCAGAAGGCCAAGGACCTGGGCAACCTCTCGCTTGCTGATGGTGGGCTGTTCCATGGTCGAGGCTTCCCGCAACTCACCGGCCGTGCCAACTACCGTCGTGCCACTGTTGAGCTCCACAAGCTAGGCATCCTGAAGGCGGATGAGGACCTGGAACGCACGCCGGACCTCGCGTTGCGGCTCGACATCGCCGTTGCGATCATGATCTATGGGATGCGCGACGGCTGGTTCACCGGCCGAGGCTTGCGGCGCTACCTCTTCAACCCCGCAACGGCGCAGCAGTATGTCAATGCGCGCTATGTGGTAAACGGCACAGACAAGGCCACCAAGATCGCTGGTCACGCGTTGCATTTCGAGGCTGCGCTTAAGGCCGGTAGCTGGTTGTAATCAACCACCTCAGCTGTAGCTTAAGCGTTGTTCCGTCAATCTCTAAGAGGGGATAAGTCATCAAGTTTAGGGGAACTTGTGAGTGCTTCTACAGGTTTTGTGGAGCATCAGAAACTGAGCATCTAGGAGTTGTCACGATGAACTATCAACGTCGCCGCCAATTGGCGGATGCGGCGGATCAGCTGGATACAATCAACCAGCTACTCCCCATCGCCGTCAAGACGATCCAAGCCGTGTTGCAGGCTGAGGCTGATTATGTCAGCTCCATCCCGAAGCCGCTCACCGGCAGCTTGAAGGCCGTCGAGGCCAATCGGATTGTCAAGGAGCTGGGACAGGCTCTCAAGCAACTCCAAGGCGTCGATCTGACGCCGGTGTCGAACGCCTTGGACGTGGCCCTAGCTCCGCAGAAGGCTCCCGCTGACTTCGGCAGCGCGCGAGAAGGCGTGCTGGACCTCGAAACAGCGGCCCAGCACGCCCTGGCTGAACTGAAAGGCCCCTCCAAGGGCCGTCGCCGGGCCGTGGTGGTCCGCGAACTGGAACAGGCACTCCAGCACTAAACACACCTCCCCCAAGGTTGCCTCAAGAGCCCAGGCCTCGCGGTCTGGGCTCTTTGCGTCTATGGTGTGTCACAAGACTCAGGAGCCTGCCATGTTCCAAGCCCTTGCCATCCTGCGCACGCTAGGAGGCCTGGTCTGGGGCTTCCTGAAGCCACTTGTGGCCGATTGGCAGCGCACCCTCCCTACAGCCCTCCTGGTTGGCCTTGCGGCCTTCTCCCTCGGCAAGTGCGAAGGCACAAAGGCCGAGCGCTCCAGGGCCGCCATCGCTGCAGCTGAGGCTGAGACCCGCGTCATACAACGTGATGCTGCTTCCAAAGTGGTCGCGGCGCGTGAGAGGACTGCCGACATGCTTATCACGTCGGCGGCCGAACAGGAGCAAGCCAATGCTGTCAAAGACCTTCCGCCCAGCAGCACTACTGCTCGTCAGCGTGGCCGTGCTTGTGTCGTCCTGCGCAGACAAGACACCGAGGCTGGCCGCGTACCCAGACCCTGCTGACCTCCGGCCGGTGGCCAAGCCGATCCTTGGTGATGCCGGACTGAGCGATGAGGACGCCTACGAGGCGTGGAACCGCGCTGTTGAGCGTTGGGGTGAAGACGCAGAGCGCGCGAAGGCTCGGCTGTGCCGTTGGGCTGTCGCCAATGGCGCGAAGCTATCTTTCAATTGTCCTCTCCCGCCACCGGATAGCTAGGAATTACTTACCTTCTTAGGTTCACCTGTCGAGCACCAATTGTTCCTAAGTAGGGCTAACAGTTGGAAGCTCCAGGGATAAATGGCACGTTTCTTACCTTCTTAGGTTACTTAGGTGGATTTGCAGTTCCGAGACAGACACCGCGATTATGTCCAGGAATTTTAACCCCCTAATCCTAAGAAGGTAAGAAACCAGTATTTAGAGCCCTGAATTCACACGACCTTTTCCTTCTTATGTTCAATTGATCCATGATCCACGAACCTAAGAAGGTAAGTAGGCACCCAATGACCACGCCCTCGCGTCTGGGCTCGCGGTCGAGGTAATCTGACAGCCTACAGAAACTGAGGTCCGTCTTGTCAGAAGAAATCCCCTTCACGCCTGTATTCCCACCTCTGAAGCACCAAGCAGAGTTTCTGGCTGTTGCTGCTCGCCGCGCTTCATATGCGCTGTTCTGGGAGCAGGGGACCGGCAAGACCAAGGCCCTCATCGACAATGTCGCGATGCTCCTGGTCGAGCAGGAGATTGATGCGGTGTTCGTCCTCGCCCCCAATGGGGTTCACCGCAACTGGTACGTGGAGGAGCTTCCCAAGCACTGGCCAAAGGACGTCCCGGCCTATGAGGCGTTCTGCTGGGATACCGAGAAGGCGAACAACAAGAGCTTCCAGGCCGCCTGGAAGCGGTTCCTCAGCCTGTCGCCACCCTGCGCCGTGCTGTGTATGAGCTACGACGCCCTGATGACAGACGCAGGCAAGCGGGCGTCCTGGGACTTCATCCGCAGCCGCAAGTTCATGTACATTGGGGATGAGAGCCAGCGCTTCAAGACCCCAGACACGAGCCGCACCAAGCGAGTGATCGCCAGCTCGGTGTACGCCAAGTACCGCCGGATTGCCTCGGGCACTCCTATGGACACCCCCTTCGACATCTACAGCCAGGTGCGGTTCCTGGACGCCCACTGGTGGGTGCGGTCGTTCTCGGTGGGCGGCTTCACAGCCTTCAAGAACCGCTTCGCCAACATCATCAAGATCAAGACCAACGAGGGTCGTGAATTCCCCAAGATTCAGAGCTACAGAGACCTGGACCAGCTTGAGGAGAACCTCAAGGAGATTGGCAGCCGGGTGACGAAGGATGAGGCGCTGGACCTTCCGCCCAAGACCTACAAGCGGATGTTCCACGAGCTGACCAACTCTCAGCGCACGGCGTATGAGCAGCTCAAGTCCGAAACCATGACGTTCCTTGAGTCTGGCGAGCTGATTACAGCCGACATGGCTATGAACCTTCACAACAAGCTGACCCAGATCGGCTGCGGGTTCATCATCCCTGAGGCTGGACAGGCAGCCATCCCCTTCGCCCCGAACCCGCGAGCGAGGCTGCTGCAGACGATCCTGGAGGACCTGTACAGGCCTGCCATCATCTGGGGACGGTACACCTTCGACTGCCAGCTGGCGGCTCAGGTGGCGAAGGCGGCCAAGCTGCGCACCGCGATCTTTGACGGCACCAAGCCGCATCTGTCCATCGACGCCTTCCACGAAGGTAAGGTTGATGTACTGATCGCGAACATTGATAGTAACATGCGAGAAGGCTTCACTCTGAATGAAGCCGACACGACAATCTATTATAGTAATTCGCCGAAACTGTTGAACCGTCTTCAGTCCGAGGATCGTAATCACAGGATCGGACAAGCGAACCATGTGACATACATCGACCTTCTTGCCGAGAGGACCCTTGACGCCAAGACCCTTCGGGACCTAAAGGAGAAGCGGGACGTCACCGGTTCAATTCTCGGCGACAAGCAGGAAACGCTCAGAGCCTGGCTCATGGAGGCTCTGTCAGATGAATAAGCCGCGTGTGTTTGCGGTCCAACAACCCACAGGTCGCGATCCCAAGAGTGGGACCGTCCGCAACACCATGGACCTCACCCCAGCTGCCGATTACGGCGAGCTGCACTTCATCCTGACCGAGACTGAGAACCCCTTCAAGGACCTGACCGGGACGGCCCGCCGGGTCCACAACTACCTGGTGCAGCGCGGCTTCTGCCGTGACGACTTCCTGGTGTTGGTGGGCAACCCTGCCCTGATCGCCGTCGTGTCAGCTGTGGCCGCGAGTCAGGTGGGCTCCTTGCGGGTGCTCCAGTGGAGCCGGTCGGACAGACAGTATCGGCCGGTTGAGGTACAACTGCCAGGGCTCGCTGGTCTCACCGGCCGGGGATAGGCTGCGGCTTCCCTTAACACTGTGCAGAGAAACTGAGGCGAGCCTACCATGGGAAGTCTGAACCGCAACCGTCCGTCGCTGAGCGTGCTTGACAAGATGGGCGTCAGCCAGCGTGAGGCTTCCATCCTCATGCGGCGTACCAACCCGCGCCCGGTGCCGAAGCATCGCCAGCCGTCCAAGACGTTCCGCAAGTACAAGGGCCACAAACTCTACATGGGGAGCGTCAAGGTGGAACACGTCGTCGGCAACAACGGCAGCTACTACGAGCGCGGCGGACTGCTGAAGGCACGCCAACAGCTGAAGCTGTCCGGTCGCCCGTTGGTGTTCGCCAACATCGGCCGTGGCCATGAGGATTATGGCATGACCCCGGCTGAGCACGCCTTCTCCAAGGCCAACCGGACCCCCGACAGCAAGGCCAAGCGCCGCTTCCGGGCGGCTCGCTAACATGTCGGCCATTCCAGGCATTGGCGGCGAGGCTGAGGATGACTTCGCCGCCTATGAGGCAGACGCCCAACAGGCTCCGGCTGAGTCTGAGAACATCCTCAACAAGATCACCCGGCTGACGCGGGAAGCGAAGCAGGCGGCCATCGAGGTCAACAGGGCTCTGGAGGAGCTGAAGACCAAGCAGGACGCCTACCGCAACCTGGTGGAGTTCCTGCTGCCGGAGGCCATGTCCGAGGCTGAGCAGGATAAGCTCAAGACGTCGGACGGCGACCAGATCGAACTGGACGAGACGCTGTATGCGTCCATTCCGAAGGCCAACCTGCCGCAGGCCATCATGTGGTTGACGGCGAACCACCAGAGCGCCATCATCAAGCGCAAGATTGAGCTGGGCTTCGACGCTGGTGAGAACCAGAAGGCGGCTGAGGTCCTGGACCTGATCCTGGAGGCTGGGTTCACGCCCACCGACACGCAGTCCGTCCACGCCATGAGCCTTGCGGCGGCTCTGCGGGAGATGATCAAGGAGGGCAAGGAAGTCCCCATGGCACTCCTGGGGGCTTACGTCCGCAAGACCGTCAAGATCAAAGGTGTCATGGTCGGGAAACCGTCTGGCAGCTGAGACGTGCCAAGAGCTGGTGCACGGTAAAGAGACCACCTCAATTCAACTAAAGGAATACAAGCATGGCTGCGGCCAAAGAGAAGGTGGACCAGTCCACCGGCGAAGTGATCGAAGAAACGCCCGGCACCGATCTGGTCGCTGGTGCCCCCGGCACGGCCCTGGCCGTGACCGATGAATGGGACTACGGCAACGACGCCGGGCTGGGCACTGAGAACCAGACCGCCGAGGACGTCAGCGTTCCGTTCTTCATCGTGCTGCAGCCGGGCTCGCCCAAGGTCCAGCAGCCCGACGCGACTGTCAAGGCCGGTCAGATCATCAACAACACCACCGATGATGTGTACGGCGACGCCAAGACCGGCATGACGTTCATCCCGTCCTACACGGAACACACGTTCCTGGAGTTCATTCCTCGGGACAACGGCGGCGGCCTGGTCGGCATGCACGCCATCGACAGCGATCTGATCAAGCAGGTCCGGGAGTCCCAGCCCCTGGGCAAGTACGTGCACCCAGACAACAAGAACGACCTCATCGAGACCTTCACCGTGTACGGCGTCGCCGTGGACCGTGACGGCAACGGCGTGCCGGCGGTCATGGGCTTCCAGTCCACGCACATCAAGCCCTACAAGGACTGGATGTTCAGGGCTCGCTCCATCGTCCTCACCAACCCCAAGACTGGTGCCAAGATCACCGCCAAGCAGATGCCGCTCTGGGCGTTCGCCTACAGCATCCGCACCGTCTGGACCGAGAAGAACGGCTTCAAGTGGTACGGCATCAGCGTCGGCTTCGCCGGCAAGGACGCTGTGGACAGCCGCGTCCCGGCTGGTTCGGCTCTGTACGAGCTGGCCAAGTCGGTCCATGAAGGCGTGAGCACCGGCCGCACCAAGGCCGACACCTCCAGCCTGACCCGTGAAGAGACCGGCGACGCCGCGCCGCAGAAGGGTGACGTCAACGCGGCTGACGCGCCTTACTAGGGCGTCAACCACGACCTACGCCTGACGGGTGAGGGATTTGACCCCCTCAGGAGGACGGCGACAAAAGGGCTCCCCATCTGCAGGTGGGGAGCCTGAGGCCGTAGAAGCTGAGGAGATGAGCGTGAAGGTTGAGCTGCTGTTGATGCGTGGTCCCGATGATGAGGACCCGCCCAAGGTCCTGTCGGTGGACCTCCCGGAAGCTCCGATCAAGGGCGACAACCTCTCGCACGAGGGACGGGCCTACGTGGTCCTGTCTCGGTCGTGGGTGACTGAGCCCAGGAGCCTGGAAGGCGTGACCTGCTGGGGCATGCGGTGCGCGCTCCTGGTCCGCCAGATTGACGGCCCTCCCCACGTCGAAGCGACGCTGATGCGTCCGGGGCTGAAGGTCTGAGCCATGGAGTGGTCACCTCAGCAACAGCACGCGCTGGCCAAGGTTCGGGTCTGGCTCAACGATCCGTCCAGCCCTCAGGTGTTCCGCCTGGACGGCTTTGCCGGCACCGGCAAGACCACCCTCGCCCGCGACATCTACAACGAGTTCAATGCGGTGGCCTGCGCCTTCACCGGCAAGGCTGCGAGCGTCCTCGCGTCGAAGGGTCTGGGCAACGCCACCACCATCCACCGGCTCATCTACGTGCCCACCGGCTCCGACAAGACCAGGGTGGTTGAGCTCAAGAACGAGCTGGAGATGCTGGAGCGGGTTCGCACGCCCTCCAAGGGTCTGCTGGCCCGGATGGACGCGGTGCGCCGCTCGCTGCGTGAGGCGGAAGCCCAAGCCGGGCGGCCAACCTTCGTGCTGGCGGAAGGCTCGGCCATCCAGAGCTACCAGGTGGTGATCGTGGACGAACGGTCCATGGTCGGGGTCCGCATGGGTGAGGACTTGCTGAGCTTCGGCGTGAAGGTCTTGCTGCTGGGCGACCCTGGTCAGCTGGACCCGGTGGGTGACGCAGGCTTCATGGTGGACGGCAAGTGCGAGTTCCTGCTCACCGAAGTCCACCGCCAGGCTAAGGATAGCCCCATCATCCGTCTGGCTACGGATGTGCGGGAGGGCAGGCGTCTGAGCTTCTGTGATCTGGGTGCAGCTCGCGTGGTCCGCTGGGGCTCGGTGGACGCTAAGACGGCTCGCGAAGCCGACATGGTGCTCTGCGGCACGAACAAGCTGCGGATGTCGATCAACATGCGTCACCGTCAGCTGGACGGCCATACCAGCCCAATGCCAGAGGCTGGAGAGCGGCTGGTGTGTCTGCGGAACAATCACGACCTGGGGTTGCTCAACGGCACGCTCTGGATCGCTGACGAGGACGCCAACACCCACTATGAGGCCGGTGACCAGACGGTCCACCTCCGCATCCGGCCGGACAGCGGCGGGGCTGTGATCGGCATCCCCTGTGACGCGACCATTTTCCTGGACGAGACCACCAAGCCGCAGTTCTCGAACAACAACCAGTTCACCTTCGGCGAGTGTCTCACCGTCCACAAGTCGCAGGGCTCGCAGTGGGATGAGGTCCTGCTGTTCGATGATTGGCCGCGTGCGGAGAACCACGCCAAGTGGCTGTATACAGGTATAACAAGAGCGGCTGAAAGACTGACGGTTGTTCAGCGGTGAACCACAAGCTCACACCCCGGAAGCCAGTGAGCGGCGGCAAACGCACGTTCACGCCTGAGGAGGTGCGCATGATCCGTGCGAGCGGCACAGCCCAGAGCTGGGCCTACCACTTCCAGTGCGGTGAGAGCACGATCTACAAGATCAGGCAGGGCATCCACTACAAGGACGTGGGGTGTGAGTGAGCCGTCTGACCTGGGTGCGATTGTTGATCAGGCCCGCAAGCTGGCGCTGAGCGCTGAGCAACCTTTGCTCAGGATGGTGATTCAACGTCGTGCATCTATCGCCGCGCTCGACCTCGCGGCTACGAACTACGCCCGCGCCGCTGAACTGTGTCGCGAGGCCTCTGCCCGTCTTAAGCGTAAGGAACCATGATGGCGTTTGTGTACTGCATAACGGCCCCCAACGGTCAGCAGTACATAGGCGTGTCTATCGATCCCGAAGGCCGCTTCAAGGAACATGCTAGGTCGAATTGGTTGATTGGCCGAGCCATACGCAAGCACGGCGCCATGAACATGACGCTTAAGAGGTTGCTGGAAGGTCCTGAGTCATACTGCTATGAGATGGAGGCGTTGTTGATAGAGCGCTTCCAAACTATCGAGCCAGGTGGTTACAACATGGCCTCTGGAGGAAAGCACGTTGGCTTTACTGCAGAGATCAAACAGCGCATGTCTGAAGCAGCAAAGCGTCGGTGGGCCGATCCTGAGCGGCGTCAGGAGGTGCTGAAGCATATCACCTCACCGCAAACTAAGGCCAAGCAGCGTCAATCTTGTAAAGATGGTTGGCTGAACGGTCGATATCAGACAAAGGTTAAGTAGTCATGCTTATGTCAGCTCGCGCAGCGGCGGTGTTCATGCGCACGTATTCCCGTCCGCTGGGCGACGGACATGAGACTTACGAGCAAACTATCTCAAGGGTCATTCGTCATCAGCGTTGGTTATGGGAACGACAGCTTGGACGAGTGTTGAATACTGTCGAGGATCAAGAGCTGGATGAGCTCCAGGCTATGTTTGCAGACCGGCGAGCAGCACCGGCAGGCCGCACGATGTGGCTGGGTGGCACCGAGATTGCCTACACCCGAGAGTGCAGCATGTTCAATTGCTCGGGTGCGGTTGCCAAGACCGTGTACGACATGGTTGACATGATGTGGCTGCTGCTCAACGGCTGCGGCGTCGGCGCGAAGCCGCAGACCGGTTGCCTCAACGGCTTCATGAGGCCGATCCAAGACATCGAGATCATCCGCTCCAAGCGCACTGAAAAGGGCGGCAAGGAGACCAACACCGAGACCTGGGACCCAGAGACCAAGGTCTGGATGATCCAGGTGGGGGACAGCGGCGAAGCCTGGGCCAAGACCATTGGCAAGCTGCTCGCTGGCAAGTACCCAGCTGTCAAGCTGGTGCTGGACTTCAGCCAGCTGCGACCGGAGGGCAGCATGCTCAGTCGGTACGGCTGGCGCTCCTCCGGTGACACGGTGATCAGTGAAGAGCTTCCCAAGATCGCCGCCATCATGAGCCGCCGCGCTGGACAGCTGCTCCGCAAGGTGGACATCATGGACATCATCAATCACATGGGGGTGATCCAGACTGGCCGTCGCGGCGCGGAAATCCTCCTGATGGATGCGGACGATGATGAGGTGGGCGACTTCATCAAGTTCAAGACGAACTGCTACAGCGACCCGACGCGCTTCCAGCGCCAGCAGTCCAACAACTCACTGCTGTTCTGGGAGAAGCCCACCAGGGAACAACTCAACTCCATATTCGACCTGATCGTGGCCTCCGGCGGCAACGAGCCAGGGTTCATCAACGCCGCCGCCGCGCGTCGCCGCGCTCCTTGGTTCGACACGGCCAACCCCTGCGTTGAAATCCTCCTGGCAGACAAGGGCTTCTGCAACCTGGCGGAAGTTAACACGGCCCACGAAGCCCACCAGCACCTCGCGGCGCTCAGCCGGACGTTCTACCTGATCGGCCGCGCCAACTACCGCCAGACCCTCGTGAACCTGGATGACGGCATCCTGCAGCGTGCCTGGCACGAGAACAACGAGTTTCTCCACCTCTGCGGTGTGTCCGGGACTGGCTGGGCTATGCGCCCTGACCTCGGCGCACACGACCTGAAGCAGCTGCGGATCGCCGCCACTATGGGGGCCTGGAGCATGGCTGACGAGCTGGGCACCCCGCGCCCCAAGAACGTCACCTGCGTCAAGCCGTCCGGGACGCTGAGCAAGGTGATGGACACGACCGAGGGGGCACACAAGCCGCTGGGCCGGTACGTGTTCAACTCCATCGTGTACGGTCGCATGGACCCTCTGGTGGACGTCCTCAAGGCTGCCGGCTATGAGGTGCGACCGCACCCGACGCAAGAGACGCAGGTGCTGATCAAGTTCCCGGTGGAGAGCGCCGGGGTGGTGTTCGAGGACTTCCACGGCACGCCGGTCAATCTTGAGCCTGCGATCAGCCAGCTGGAGCGCTACCGGCTGCTGATGGACAACTTCGTTGATCAGAATTGCTCCATCACGATCAGCTACGACGCTGATGAGGTCCCCGGCATCATCGACTGGATGCTTCAGCACTGGGACAGCTACGTGGGAGTGTCGTGGGCGTTCCGCACGGACCCCACCAAGACCGCCAAGGACTTCGGCGCAGCCTACCTGCCGCAGGAAGTCGTGGACGAAAAGACATTCAAGGCCTACACCGCCGGGCTCCAGCCCATCGACTGGAGCGCCAAGCTCGGTGGGGCTCTGGACCTGGACGAGCTGGCCGACGAATGCGCCAGCGGCGTCTGCCCCATCCGCTAGGAGGACACCATGTCCAAACGTGACGAACTCGTGGAAGTGGAGGTGCGCTTCATGCGTGCCGACGCGCTGAACTGGTGGGTGATGAACCACCACAACGTGAGGGTGAACCTCCCCCTCAGCAAAATCGAAGTCCCGGATGAGCCGTTGGAGGGCACCAAGATCAAGCTGGAAGTTCCGGCTTGGCTGTGCGAGGTCAAGGACCTGATCTGAGGCGACAAGAATTACTCCGAAAGGCTCTTGACCTATCCCCGGAGTGGCACTACAAATGGTTCTCGTTGAGGCGGTCCTAACCCCTCCCTGAATCAAGAAGCCGAGGACAATCGCATGATCAATTTCAACGACATCCCGACCAACGTGCTGGTCGATACCTACAACGGCCTGGCTGACGCGCTCGGCCACAAGCCGGTGACCAAGTTCGCCGACCGCAAGACCGCCGAGGACCGGACCCGCAAGGTACTGAGCATGGTTGCGCCCGAGAAGCGCCCCGCTCCGTTCACCGAGGCGGCGTCGGCTCCGGCTAGCGGCCCGACCAAGGCCGAGAAGGATGTGGCCAAGGAAGCCGCCAAGGTCGAGAAGGATCGGCTGAAGGCGGAAGCTGCTGCGGCGAAGGCCGCCGCCAAGGACCAGACGCCGACCCCGCCGGTTGGTCCGTCGCTCCCCATCGCCAGCGATGACAAGGAGAAGGACAGCCAGATGCCGGTGCTGCGCAAGGTCGTGCGGCTCACCGACCTGAAGGCCAAGACCCGCGTGTTCCCCCGCAAGGAGGGCACTGCTCAGGCCGCCCTGGTGGACCTGCTGGCCCGTCCTCAAGGCGCCACCTTCGCTGAGATGTATGACACCCTCAAGGCTGCCCGCAACGGCAAGCCCTGGACCGGCGTCAGCATCCGCTCGATGATCGCCTGGGACATCAACCACCTGACCGGCTACGGCGTGACCAGCGAGGCGCTGAACGGCGAGGAGTTCGCCAAGCAGGGTCGGACCTACGAGGCCAACCGCCTGGGCTTCGGCACCACGGCTTATAACCCCGACTTCAAGCTGCTGGTGTATCGCCTGGCCCTGCCGAAGGGTATGGAAGTTCCTCTGGCGCATACGCCCCGGCCGACGAAGCCGTCCAAGGAGCAGATCGCCGCAGCCAAGGCTGCCACTGCTGAGGCCCTGAAGGCGGCCAAGGAAGCGGCGGCCAAGCAGTAGGAGCCGTGCCGCATGTTCCTTGAGCCAAGCCTTCCGCCGCTTGAGGATCACCTAGCTGAAGCAGGTCTGCTCGTGAAACGGGCAGACCTGTCTCCGCTTCCAGATGGCCAGCCCCAGACAGTCGAGACCGTGGCCCACGCAGTCGAGCGCACCTGGGAGTGCGCCACGCGCGATCAATGGAAGCTGCTATCGGCCGGGATGCCTTGGCTGGTCGCCGTAACCTGTAAGGCCGACCCTACTGCCGCAGGCGTGGTCAAGGGGCTGGAGAGGATGCGCGAGGATGTGCCTCCGGTGATCGTCCTGAATACCGGCCACCTCACGCGGCACCTACTGTACCGGCGCATTTACGAGCAGTCTGGAGCCCGCCGGGCTCGGGTCACAATCGCCTATCCAGCCCGGCACGCGCGGCTGCTGATGGAACCGCCAATTCCGCTCACCCCGGCTGGCAAGACGGCGATCAAGTGGTGGCTCACCGTTGGTCGTCAGCTCCATACAGAGGCGGTGTGGTGGAATGCCGGGTAAGTCTCGCAAGGATCGGCCCAAGAACCCCACCGAGCGTCTGTGGCTGGTGAAGTTCAAGGACTTGCCGGAGCCTGTTGAGGTTCCGGCCGAACACCGGGCGATGGCGCGCCACTACGCCAAGTCATTCGTGGAGACACCCCCACGATCCTCTGCACGTTGGTACAGAGCTGTCGAGTGGTGCAGGTTGAAGAGGGAACATACAGCGTGAACGAACATTGGCATGATAAGCTGCGCCGCTGGTGGCATGAAAATCGGTGGGCGCGAGATGTAGCCTGGGCCGGATACATCAAGGGCGTGTTCATGGGAATGGGCATCTACATCGGCATGGTGACCATCATAAGCGCGATGCAGATGGTCACTCACATCCACCAGGCGCTACTCCATTGAAGGTCCTGGTCGTCGGCGCTGGGCTGTTTGGCTCAATCATCGCGGCCACGATCCGTCGTCATGGCCATGAAGTGGTCGTGTTGGCTGATCAGCGGGATGGTATGGGCTCGGTCCCAGCGGCTTGCCTCATGAAGCCTGAGTGGGCTTCCAGCATGGGCAAGGACTACGGTCACGCTATCGAGCTGCTGGACCACTTGTACGGCGTCCAGACGATCCCGTTCAAGATCAAGCCCAGCGGTCTGATGACCAACTGCCACTGGGTGGACCCGGCGAAGGTCCTGCGTCCACCGGATCGGTTCGGGACCTACAAGGACACGGTGTGGCCAATGTGTGAATGGCCTCAAGTGGCACGCTGGGAGGATAATCAGCACGGTCGCAGCTACATGGAGGGCTATGACAAGATCATCTTTGCCACCGGGAATTGGGCATGGGAGCAGATGGCCAACGCCGACGCGCTTAGCCTTCAGTCCAAGGGTGGCTGGGGCTTCCTGTTCGAGGGTCAGCTGGACCAGCCGTTCATCCAGGTCTGGGCGCCATACAAGCAGATCGTGGCCTTCAACCGAGACCCGGATCACATCTGGATCGGAGACGGCTCGGCGCTGCTGCCTATGAGCATGACTGAGGAGCGTATGCAGGCGAGCCTGAACCGGTGCGCAGCCGCACTCGCGGCTGATCCTGGCCGTGCGGAAGTGCTGTACGGCTACCGGCCATACATGAAGGGTCTGAAGGAGCCGGCATACATCCGGGAGATCACCAATGGCTGGATCGTCACCGGTGGCGCCAAGAACGGCACGCTGGGAGCGGCCTGGGCTGCCATCCAACTCACCGAGAAACTGAGGACCTGACTATGCGCAACTATGAGCGCCTCACCATTGAGGCCTTCGGCAACCAGCTGCTGGAAAGCGGCGACCTTGACCCGGTCTACATCATGCTTCACAAGGCGGAGATGGAGCCTGAGCGGATGTACAGGTGGTTGATCGCCTACTGGTGCCTGTACCACGTCGGTGCGGCCTGCTACATCAGCGAGGCGGAAGGCCGGGAGTTCTGGCAACTGCTCAGGACGGCAGCCGAGAACGAGCAGGCTTCGCCGCTCGGGGACCGTTGGCCCAGAGGCTCAGAGCGCCGCCACTGGCGAGGCCTGGCAGCCCGCAAGGCCGTCCGGGACCTCATGGGCAAGTACCTCACTGTGCCCGGCGACATGGTGCGTCAGATCGCGGAGCTGCCTGACCTCGACACGACCATTCCATACAAGACTGTGGCGAGCCGGGTGAAACAGCACGCCAGCTTCGGGGATTGGATGTCGTTCAAGATCGCCGACATGATCGACCGCCTTGGTATCGCTGACGTGTCGTTCGACAACGCAGCTGTGTTCATGTTCGACGATCCGCGCAAAGCGGCTTTGAAGATGTTCCGTCTGCGTGGGGGTATTCCTGAAGAGGCTACCATCAAGGATGAGGCCAAGGCCATCAACATGGTGGTCGATTACTTGATTGAGCACTTCGAGAACTATATGGCGCCGCCGCTCTATGACCGGCCTGTGGGCCTTCAAGAGGTCGAGACCATTCTGTGCAAGTGGAAGTCCCACATGAATGGCCACTATCCTCTGAACAATGACCTCATCGAGATCAGGGAAGGCGCGGAGCCTTGGGCCAAGGTGTCCAAGACGGCTGATGAGTTGTTGAGCTATCTGCCACTGTCGCACTGATCCGCAACCGAACCTCCGCGACGGCTCCGGCCGTCCGGGGATAAGGTGCCATCGACCAGAAGCAGAGGAGCGGCCCGGTGGGGATCGTCATCAACATTCGAGGCACCAACGGTGCCGGCAAGACCACCCTGGCCAAGGCCTTCCTGCCGCCGAACCTGAGGGGTGACAGCCACGGAGGTCCTGTGGACCTCAATTGGTACAGCTCGCCCACCAAGAGGGACCCGCTGCGGCAGCTGCGAGTTGAGGGCTACGTCAGACATGACGAGGATGAGCCTACCATCGCGGTGGTGGGGCCGTACAGGACTGCCACTGGTGGTCTGGACAACGTGCCCAGCTTCGCGGTTCAGCAGGCTGCGATCTTGTATGCGCTTGGCGAGGGAAGCAACACGTACTCTCAGGTGTTCAGGGAGGTGGACGCAGTGATTGCCGAAGGTGTCCTGGCCTCCACCGTGTACGGCTCTTGGGGCGAGTTCGCCGCGACCGTCAAGGACCTGGGGCACCAGTTCGCCTTCTGCTACCTGCAGACGCCTCTGGACATCTGCTTCGACCGCATCCGGCAGCGCCAGGAGGCCTCCGGCAAGGTCAAGGAGATCAAGCGCGATCTGGTGGCCGACAAGTTCAAGGCTATTGCGGCGACGCGCGCCAAGGCCCTGGCCGCCGGCAAGCTGGTCTATGATCTGCCGTTCGGCGGTGAGGTCGATGTCGTGTGGAAGATCATTACGGGCCGGGGAGCTGAGTATGCCACTCACGCTTGATCAAGCCCAGCCCCTGATCGATTGGGCCAACGAGCGCCACGCGATCTACATGCGCAAGACCTGGCTGGAGCATCGAGCTGAGGACCCCAACACCCCAGCTCGAATGAGCAGCCGCATGAAGGCGGCGTGGGGCCACGAGGCCGCAGCGTGGGACTTGAATTGGCTCACCGACGATCCTGTCATGCGACAGTTCCGCTTCTGCAACGTGTACCGGGAGCTGGACCGGGTGACGGTCTGGATCAGGGAGCACATCCGGGAGCCGTTCGCGGACCACGAGCACCTGTGGTACATGCTCGCTGCGGCCAGGTATATCAACTGGCCCGATACGCTGGCTGATCTGATCGGCACGGATGGCTGGCCCGATGACGAGCACTTCAGCCCCGAGACCATGACCGTTGGTCTGGAGCTGCGCAAGTCTCGCGGCGTCAAGATGGAAGGTGGCGCGTATATGCTGCGCGCCGAGAGCGACCCAAACGCTCCATGGTACAATTGGTCTAAGCAACGCTACATCAGTGAGGTTGTGCTGGGTAAGCTGTGGGCTGAACGCAAGCACTGGCGCCAGCTGTTCGATGTTCCTGATCTTCGGCTCCAGGACGTGTGGCTGCGCTTCCAAGACAAGCATTACACAGGCTGGGGTCCGTTTATGGCTGGACAGGTCGTGACTGATCTGAGGTGGACCCGCTATCTGAGGAATGCCCCAGACATCCAGACTTGGACTGCTTTAGGTCCCGGTTCGGCGCGTGGACTTAACAGACTTCACGGACGCGATGTCAAGTATCCGCTCAAGCAGGACCAGGGCGTGGCCGAGCTGATCGAATTAAGAGAGCTGGTCAATGCCAACTTGGCATCGTGGATGCATCCCATCGACCTGAGCGATATTCAAAACTGTTGTTGCGAGACCGACAAGTGGCTGCGGGTCCGCAACGGCGAGGGTCGGCCAAGGTCCATGTACGTGCCTGGCCGTGGAAGCTGACACCTGGGCTGAAGCAGCCGCGATCCTTCGGCGCGAGGCTGAGGCTGCTGTATCAATCACCACCAAGCGCACCCTACGACGCTTGGCATTACAATTCGAGAAAAAGGCCGCAGCATGCTGTTCATCGACGCCCGCAATGTCAACTACGCCATCAGTCAAGGCGTCACTCTGATCCACCAGCTCGGTGTACCGGAGCCCAGCAGGGCGGGTGACGTCCTGCGGATGCCGGCTCCGGTGGCGACGATCTACACGAACCCCAACGAGCGGGTTCTATTCCACCCCTGGCGGGACGCCAACCCGTTCTTCCACCTGGTGGAGGCGATGTGGATGTTGGCTGGGCGAGATGACCTGAAGCAGCTCACGCCCTACGTCAAGCGCATGGAGCTGTTCAGCGACGATGGCGGTGTGACGCAGCCTGCGGCCTACGGTGCGCGGTGGCGCAATCATCGCTTCGAAGGCTTGGGTTGGGCTGATCAGCTCAATTGGGCCGTAAAGCGTCTGCGTGACAATCCAAACGACCGTCGCGTGGTCATCCAGATGTGGGACCCGTTCACAGATGTTGCAGCCGCCAATCGCGACAGCAAGGACGTCCCATGCAACCTGACGGCCCTGCCTTGGGTGGGCAACGGCAAGCTCCACCTGACCGTGTTCAACCGCTCCAACGACATGATCTGGGGAGCCTACGGAGCGAACGCAGTCCACTTCAGCGTGATGCTGGAATACCTGGCCTGCCGCCTCGGGTTGGAGGTGGGCACCTACACCCAGATCAGCAACAACTTCCATGCCTACGTGGAGAACGCGGGCGATCCTGACGCTTGCTGGACGAACTGGCCAGGCGGCGTGGACCCGTACGCCTACGGCACTGTGACATCCTTTGGGCTGTTCGAGGGCTTCCAAGAGCACAGCTCCGATGCTGTTCGAGAGCGCATCCTTCAGGATGACCTGATGGTGTTCTTCACCTACGGCTGGCAGGACTCAGCCACCAAGGCCAGGTGGCCGTTCCTGTCCAAGGTCGTGGTGCCGATGGCTGCCGCACACCATCACTGGAAGACCAAGCGTGGCCGGGACCGCTACGAAGGCGCGCTGGAAATCCTGGATCAAGTCCAGGCCTCCGACTGGCGGCTGGCCGCCAAGGAGTGGATCATGCGCCGCTACCTCAAGTGGGAGCAGGCCGCTGACGATGGGGTCCAGCATGTCTGATCAATCAGCGGCAGCCTACTGCCTGGACTGCGGAGCCCACAAGATGACGGCCTGCCAGTGCTCCCCTAAGCTGAGCCTGTTCGACAAGATCAGGCTCACGCGGGAAGGTGCGGCTGTGGAGCGGTGCCACATCCATCCCCACTTGATGCGCTACAGCGTCGGGATGCACACTCATGACCTCGTGAACCTGCTGATCCTGACCTGGCAGTCGGCGCACAACGGGGCGCTCCCTCGTGCTGAGCTGATCGCCATGGCCCAGGTTCACGATCACCCTGAGCGCATCTTCGGCGATATGCCGCAACCCACCAAGGTTCTGGTTGGGCCGGCACTCCAGGCCGGGGAGCTTCGGGTGGAGTACGCCATTGGGCTCCACTACCAGCTCACGCCTGAGGAGGACGAATGGCTGACCACCTGCGACAAGGTAGAATTGTACCTGTGGTGCATTGAAGAGACGGCGCGCGGCAACGTGTACTTTATGGAATGGGTCCGCGACTACGACGCCTCTTTCCAGAAGACGCCGCCCCATCCTATCTTCCTTGCCGTGATGCGAGCCGCGAAAGCTAACTGCGGCCAGCGTCTCAAGTTCGATTTACTCAAGCAGGTGGCTGGTATCTGATGGTCTACGTTCCCCAAGTCGGCGGCGCTCATTACGACGGCGAAATACAACACTGGGATGTCATCGAAGCCACTGATGTGGCTTACTTGGAAGCGACGGCCAGCAAATACATCGACCGTTGGCGCCACAAGGGCACGCCTGCGGTGGACCTACAGAAGGCCATCAGCTACCTGGAGAAGATGAACGGTCGTGGGGTGAAGCGGTCTGCGGATCGCCAGCTGCTGGAGCGCTGGTTCCACTGCCGCAGACAACACCACCAGCCGTCTGACCGGGATTGCTTGGCCCTTATCCTGCACCCCCACTACGGCACTTCGGGCCACATAGAAACTGCGATCCGCATCTTGCGGGGCATGCTGATCGAGGTCAACCAGTGATTACGGCCCGAGACGTTGTGCGAGAGGTGTGTCGGGAGTTCGGCGCACCTCGATCTATGGCCGCTGTGCTTAAGTGCACGAGAGGCACGCCGGAGGTGGCGCGTTTGCGACGTTACGCCATGCACGTCTATCGGAGCTTGCCGAACCAGTCCAACGCCTCGGTTGGCCGCGCCTTCGACCGCGACCGGACCACGGTGCGGCACGCCATCGCACGGGTGCAGGAGGAGCTGGCTCACGACGCCAAACACCAGCTGCCCATGAAGCTCGGCAACGTGATGTGCCGGGTCCGGGTGGATGACATCTGATGCTACAAGGCGCGTTGTTCCCACCGGTGGCGAAGTGGTCCGCGCCCCGCATGATTGATCTGCCCACCGACTGGAACCAGACGGATCGTCTTGGGCTAGACACAGAGACTTGTGACCCCCTGCTCAAGAAGCTGGGGCCTGGGGTCCGGCGCGGCGGCTTCATCGCAGGCATCAGCTTCGCCGTGGGTGAGAACCGCGCTCACTACCTCCCGTTGCGTCACCTCGGCGGCGACAACATGGAGGACCCGGAGAAGGCGCTGGAGTACGTTCGGGAGCAGGCCCGCAACTTCCGTGGGGAGATTGTTGGCGCCAGGTTGGATTACGATCTGGATTACCTGGCGGAAGCTGGCATCACGTTTCCCAACGCCAAATGCTTCAAGGACGTCCAGGTGGCTGAGCCGCTGCTGGATGAACTCCAGTACAGCTACAGCCTCGACAACATCCTCAAGCGCCACGGCCTGCCACTCAAGTTTGAGGATGAGCTGCGCAAGGCGGCGGCTGAGTTCCGGGTGGACCCGAAGGCCGACCTGTGGAAGCTCCCGGCGCGCTACGTGGGCGAATACGCTGAGGCTGACGCTATCCGACCACTGACCCTCTTGCGCAAGCAGGAGGCTGAGATTGAGGAACAAGGGCTGGGCCGCATCTGGAGCCTGGAGACGGCGGTCACGCCAGTCCTTGTCAAGATGCGACGACGCGGGGTGCGTGTGGACTTCGACCACCTTGACAAGGTGGAACGCTTCTCCATGGCGGAGGAGATGAAGGCCTGGGGCGAGGTCCAACGCCTGACCGGCGTGGCGATCCGCGTGGGTGATGCCATGAAGGCTGAGGTCGTGGCTCAGGCACTTCGGGCTGCTGACATCCCGGTCTACAACACAGCCAAAGGCAAGGCGTCCATCACCAAGGACTACCTTGACGCCTTGGACCACCCCCTTGGGGAGT